AGAAAAATATAGATGGATCTTTGTCTATAAAAAAGCTAATATTGGAGTAATGCATAACAAGTTCGATCAATTTATCGGCATTTTTGAAAATGCTGCAACAGCAGAAGATTGTAATAAAATTATTAAACATTTTGATAATGTTCAAGATTTAAATTTGACCGTTAAAAGAACTAAGTTCGAAAATATAAACTCTACCATAAAAAATAATAATATTTATCATTTTATAAACGAAGATGATGAACTTTTAATGCAAGCAAATAAACACATCTTAGGTAATTTTATAAGTAATTTAGATGAAGCTTACAATCTTTATAAAAAAAAATATGACATTATGGATAATCTAGAAGTTCATAAATTAAACATGGATGTAAAAATACAAAAAACTGTTCCTGGTGAAGGTTATCATGTTTGGCATTGTGAAAATGCTAGTGTAGCTACTTCAAGAAGATTGTTACTTTGTATGATGTATTTAAATGATGTTGAAGAAGGTGGAGAAACAGAATTTTTACATCAAAGTATAAGAGTAAAACCTCAAGCAGGAACTATTGTAATTTGCCCAGCATATTTTACACATTTGCATAGAGGAAATCCTCCACTTAAAGGAAACAAGTACATGATAAATGGTTGGGTAGAATTCTTAACTTAATGCAATTTAAAATATTCAAAGGTGTACTCGAACAAGAACAATTTAAAAAAATTAAACAATTTTTTTTTGATATTAATACTTCATGGTTTTACCAACCAAAAATGATAACTAAGTCGTGTAATGATGATAGAGGTTTTTTTAGTCATGCTTTATTTCATGAAAATAGAATTACATCTAATGCATTTGATTTAATGTCACCTTTGTTAAACTCTATTAATGCTGGACCACTAATAAACATTAGAGCAAATTTAAATGTTAAACATGATATTCCTCAAAAAAGTGAGTTTCATAACGACTATACGTATGATGAATCATTAACTGCTATATATTATTTAAATAAATGTAATGGTTATACACAGTTTGACAACGAGGAAAAGACTAAGGTATACTCAGAACCTAATAAGATTGTTATATTTAATTGTAAATTAAAACACAGGATGGTTAGTCAGACTGATGAAGACAGAAGACTTTTAATAAACTTAAACTATTTTCCAAAATGAATTTATCTCGTAATTTTAGCCTACAAGAATTAACAAAATCAGATACAGCAATACGCAGAGGTATTGATAATGAACCAAACGCTGATCAAATAGATAAACTTAAAATGTTATGTGAAAATATTTTACAGCCGGTACGTGATCAGTTTGGTAGAGTAAAAGTTACTAGCGGTTATCGTAGCCCTGAGCTGTGTGTTGCCATCGGCAGCTCTATTAGTTCACAGCATGCAAAAGCTGAGGCGGTTGATTTTGAATGTATGGGAGTAGATAACGCTGAAGTAGCAGACTGGGTTAAAATGAATTGTGAGGTAGATCAATTGATCCTTGAGTACTATACGCCAGGAGAACCTAACTCAGGATGGATTCACGCTAGTTACATACCTTTTAATCCTAGACATCAATATTTAAGAGCCTACAAAGAAGATGGTAAAACAAAATATAAACCAATAATAGGAAAGGCAGTAGATTTAGTATGACTATAGGAAGATCACAAATATCTGCACAAATTGATGGTAAATTAAGAGGTGCGAGAGATGAAAAAAAGAAAAAAATTAAATTTAAAAAAAAATCCCATAGCAAAAAACCTAAGGTCTTCAAAATTTAATCAAAAAGTGATACAATCTAAGAAATTGTACAATCGCAAAAAGGATAAGACTAAAAAATGGCTACCTCAGGAACAACTGCTTTTAATTTAAATATAGATGAAGTTATAGATGAAGGCTACGAAAGATGTGGTCTAAGTACAAATTCTGGTTATGATCTTAGGTCAGCTAGAAGAAGTCTAGATTTATTATTTGCTGAATGGGGTAATAGAGGTATTCATTTATGGAAAGTTGCGCTAAATGAAAATGCTTTGGTGAGTGGACAAGCGGCTTATTCAGTAGCCTCTAATGTTAGTGATGTTCTTGAAGCTTTTGTATCAACAACTGCTGCGGCCTCAGATAATGCTAATACACAGGATGTAGCTTTAAGTAAAATAGATCGATCTGCATATTCAGCGTTACCAAATAAATTAGCTACAGGTCAACCATCACAATATTATGTTGAAAGATTAACTACTCCAAAAATATATTTGTATCAAACACCAGATTTAAATACTTACACAACTTTGAAATATTACGTTATAAAAAGGATTGAAGATGCTGGTTCATATACTAATGATAGTGATGTTGTTTACAGATTTTTGCCCTGCATGTGTGCTGGTTTAGCTTATTATTTAGCAATGAAAAAAGCACCACAATTAGTGCAACAAAATAAATTAATTTACGAAGATCAACTTAAAAGAGCATTAGATGAGGATGGACAAAGAGCATCTACATTTATTGCTCCACAATCATTTTACCCTAACGGAATATAATTATGGCTAAATTTGCTACAGGAAAACGATCACAATCAATATCAGATAGATCTGGTATGGCATTTCCTTATACTGAAATGGTTAAAGAATGGAATGGTTCTTTAGTTCATTATTCTGAATTTGAACCCAAACATCCACAGATACGAAGAAAACATAATAGTGCAGACGCAATTGCATTACAAAATTCTAGAAATATGAAATTTCAACAACCAACTACAGTAGCAGTAAATGATTCAACATTAGCAAATTCAGGAGGAGCTTCTGTTGGAGTTGTAGATTTAACATTACCTGGAAACTTTGCTTTTATCAATCAAGGAACAAGTGTAATGATACCTGCAGATCCATCTTTACAAAATAGAAAAAGAAAAATAACAAGTGTAATTGGTAAAGTAACAGTGAGTATAACATAATGGCTATATCGTTTTCAGATTTTTTAACAGAGGTTCGAAATTTTACTGAAGTAGATAGTAATGTTTTAACTGATACTATTATTAGTCAATTTATAAGACACACAGAACTAGATGTTGCAAATAAAGTAGATTATGATGATACAAGAAAATATGCAACTTCTTCATTTACAACGGGTAAAAGATTTTTAGTTACACCCTCTGATTTTTTAGTTATTAGATCCTTACAAGTGTTTTCAACGACTAGTATATCAACAGGCGACAGAACATTTATGGAAAAAAGAGATACTAGTTTTATAACTGAATTCAATGGGACCGGTGCAACAGGAGTTCCTAAATATTATGCAAACTGGGACGAAAGTTCAATTGTTGTAGCTCCTACACCAAATGCAGATTATGCAGTTCAACTAAATTATATTATTACACCACCTAGCTTTACTTCAACTAATTCAACTTATTTATCTACTTACCAACAAGGTATGTTATTAGATGGCGTTTTGACAGAATGCTATGCTTTTTTAAAAGGACCCATGGATATGTACAACTTGTATAAAAGTAAGTATAATGAAGGTGTACAGAATTTTGCTCTCCAACAAATGGGGAGAAGAAGACGAGCTGAATATGATGATGGTGTACCAAGGGTTAAAATACCTTCACCGTCACCAAACAGTTAAATTTAAAGGAGAAATATTATGGCAATAACAACTAATGCAATTTGTAATTCATTCAAAAAAGAATTACTTCAAGGAAAACACGATTTTGATACATCATCTGATACATATAAGTTAGCGATGTATACATCACTAGCAACTTTAGGTGCTTCTACTGAAAACTATTCAACAAATCCAGGTGGAGGATCTAATACTGAAGTAACTTCATCAGGTTATACTGCAGGCGGTAAAGCACTTGTTAATGCAGGTGTTAAAGTATCTTCAGGTGTAGCAATAACTGATTTTGCGACTGTTTCATTTGTGGGCGTAACACTTACAGCTAGAGGAGCTTTAATTTATAATACAACTACTGATGGTGGTTCTGGTACTACTGATGCGGTAGCCGTGCTTGATTTTGGTGGAGACAAGACTGCAACATCGGGTACATTTACAATTCAGTTTCCTGCATTTACTACTTCAGCTGCAATATTAAGATTAGCATAGGGAGGGTAGATGGCACTTGTCATTAACGATAGAGTTAAAGAGACAAGCACCACACAAGGTACAGGTGACTTTACCTTAGCAGGTGCATCTCAAGGTTTTGAAAGCTTCGCTAGTGGAGTTGGAGTTGGCAATACAACTTATTATACTATCGTT